AGAAATCGATTACAGAAAAAAGTGAAAAGCAGATACTCGAGGGGCTCGACACAACGATAGACTGGAAAAATACTGGTGATAACAGTTATGATGGTGAAAAGCTTAGGTTATTAGTGCATGATGAATCAGGGAAATGGGAAAGACCTGACAATATATTAAATAACTGGAGGGTTACTAAAACCACTTTAAGGCTTGGTAGCCGAATTATTGGTAAGTGCATGATGGGTTCAACATCAAACGCATTAGACAAAGGAGGGGATAATTTTAAAAAAATCTATTATGACTCAGATGTTACAAGGCGTAACCGTAACGGACAAACTAGCTCGGGATTATATAGTTTGTTCATACCTATGGAGTGGAACTACGAGGGATACATTGATTCTTTTGGATACCCTGTATTCAATACTCCGGAAGAACCCGTCTTTGGAGTCGATGAACAAATTATCGATACAGGCGTTATAGATTTTTGGGAAAACGAAGTAGACGGTTTAAAGCATGATAGTGATGCTTTAAATGAATATTATAGACAATTTCCTCGTACTGAGGAACATGCATTCAGAGACGAAGCTAAAAATAGTATATTTAATTTAAGTAAAATATACGAACAAATAGATTATAATGAAGATGCTATTAGAAGTGGCTTAGTTACTAAAGGCTCTTTTAATTGGGAAAATGGTATTAAAGACACAAAAGTAATTTTTACACCTAATCCCAATGGCAGATTTTTAATTAGCTGGATTCCCCCTAAAGATTTGCAAAACAACGTAATAATAAAGAATGGAATCAAATGCCCTGGAAATGAACATATAGGTAGTTTTGGATGTGATTCATATGATATATCCGGCACAACTGATGGACAAGGATCGAAAGGGGCTTTACACGGGCTAACAACATTTAGTATGGAAGATGCCCCACCTAATACCTTTTTTCTTGAATATGTAGCCCGCCCTCAAACGGCTGAAATGTTTTTTGAAGATGTACTTATGGCAATAGTATTTTATGGTATGCCAATATTAGCAGAAAATAATAAGCCACGATTACTATATCATTTAAAACGAAGAGGTTATAGAGGGTTTTCAATGAACCGCCCTGATAAAATTTGGAATAAATTATCTGTAACCGAAAGAGAGATAGGCGGAATACCAAATACATCTGAAGACATAAAACAAGCCCACGCGGCAGCAATAGAAACATATATTAATAACCATGTTGGTTTTAATGAAAACGGTGCTGGAAATATATACTTTAATAGAACTCTTAATGATTGGGCTAAATTTGATATAAACAAAAGAACAAAATATGACGCTACTATTAGCTCTGGGCTCGCTATTATGGCTTGCAATAGGCATTTATATCATCCGAAACCCAAATACGAACAACAACCGGTACAAATAAAAATAAAAAGATTTAATAATAAAGGAATGCATTCGCAAATAATTAGATAGCATGGCTGAAGCAATATTAAAAAGTTCATTTCCAAGTCAAATAGCAAGCGATGCTGAAAAGGCTAGTCAAGAATACGGATTAAAAGTGGCCCGTGCTATTGAGCATGAATGGTTCAAAAGAGATTCAGGAGCAACACGTTTCTATTCTAATAGAGATGAATACCATAGACTAAGACTATATGCTAGAGGTGAACAATCTGTAAAAAAATATAAAGATGAATTGTCTATTAATGGTGATTTGTCTTATCTTAATTTAGACTGGAAACCAGTACCTATTATTCCAAAGTTTGTTGATATAGTAGTTAATGGTATGTCCGACAGGCTTTATGATATTAAAGCTTTTTCACAAGATCCTTCTTCAGTTAATCAACGCACACAATATGTTGCGTCTATAATTGAAGATATGCAAACAAAAGCTATTAAAGATAGGATTCAAAGTGAGTTTGGTATTAATTTATATAATAATGACCAAAATAAATTACCTCAAGATGAAAATGAATTAGCATTGCATATGCAGCTTGATTATAAACAAGCTATTGAAATTGCAGAAGAGCAAGCTATAAATGCTGTACTAAATGCTAATAACTATGATTTAACTAGTAGAAGAACTATTTATGATTTAGTTACAATTGGTATTGGTTGTACAAAAAATGAATTTAATGTATCTGAGGGTATTAAAATAAAATATGTAGATCCTGCTGATCTTGTTTATTCTTATACTTATTCTCCATATTTTGATGACATATATTATGTTGGAGAAGTTAAAAGCGTAACTATAAACGAATTAAAGCAACAGTTTCCAGAATTAACTGACGAAGATCTTAAAGAATTATCAAAACAAGGTGTGCAAACGCCTGCTTCTCATAACAGATTTATAAATGAAGACTCTGTTATGGATGCTAATACAATACAAGTTCTTTATTTTAATTATAAAACTTATAATAATGAAGTATTTAAAGTAAAGAAAACTGCTAGTGGTGCTGATAAAGTAATTGCTAAAAATGATCAGTTTAATCCGCCTAAAGATGAAAGATCTAGATTTACAAAAGAATCAAGATCTATTCAAGTATTATATGATGGCGCTTTTGTATTAGGTACAAAAAAATTACTTAAATGGGGATTGGCTAAAAATATGATTAGGCCAAAAAGTGATACTACAAAAGTAATGATGAATTACCATGTAGTTGCCCCTAGAATATATAAAGGTCGTGTAGAGTCTCTTGTCAGTAGAATAACAGGTTTTGCTGATATGATTCAGCTAACACATTTAAAGCTACAGCAAGTTATGTCAAGAATGATACCAGATGGTGTATATCTTGATGCGGATGGACTTGCGGAAATAGATTTAGGAAATGGAACTAATTACAATCCTCAGGAGGCGCTTAATATGTATTTCCAAACTGGATCTGTAATTGGTAGATCAATGACCCAAGATGGTGATATGAATCCTGGCAGAATGCCTATTCAGGAACTTACATCTAATGGCGGTAATAATAAAATAAGCTCATTAATAAGTACTTATAATTATTATTTGCAAATGATTAGAGATGTAACAGGATTGAATGAAGCAAGAGACGGTTCAACACCTGATAAAAATGCACTTGTTGGTGTACAAAAATTAGCAGCAGCTAATTCAAATACTGCTACAAGACATATATTACAATCTAGCTTATATCTTACTGCTAAAACAGCGGAAGCAATTAGCTTTAGAATATCTGATGTATTAGAATTTGCTCCAACTAAAGATGCGCTTATATCCACTATTGGTAGATTTAATGTTGGTACTTTAGAAGATATTAAAGATCTTCATTTGCATGATTTTGGTATTTACATTGAATTATCACCGGATGAAGAGGAAAAACAATTACTTGAAAATAATATTCAGCAAGCATTAGCTAAAGATCAAATATATCTTGAAGATGCAATTGATATTAGAGAAATAAAAAATACAAAGCTTGCTAATCAATTATTAAAAGTAAGAAGGCGTAAAAAATTAGAGCAAGACCAAGAAAGGCAACAGGCTAATATTCAAGCGCAAGCCGATGCTAATTCACAAAATACTCAAGTTGCTGCGCAGGCAGAAATACAAAAGAATGAAGCTATTACAAATCAAAAAGCTCAATTAATTAAAATTGAATCTGATCTTGAAATGCAAAAAATGCAACAAGAAAAAGAATTGAAAAAAGAATTAATGAAATATGAGTTTGATTTAAATATTGCATTGAAAGATAAAGAAGGTGAAGTATTTACAAATAGAGAAAAATATAAAGAAGACAGAAAAGACGAAAGAACTCGTATTCAAGCTTCGCAACAATCTAAACTAATAGAACAAAGAAAAGACAAAAAAGGAGAACAAGAATTTGAATCTGCTGGCAATGATACAATGGGTAGTGGATTTAATTTAGAAATGTTTGAACCTAGATAATTTTATTTTTTAACCAATTTTATATTATTTTATTATGGCTGACGAAACAACACAAGTAGAAGAAAATCTACAAGAAGCAGTTGAAAATACTGCCCAGGAAACACAAATTGAAGAGCCTGCGGCTGTTGAAACTAAAGATGATGATACCAATATTACGGTTGATAATGATGGTACAATCAAAATAGATTTAAGAAAACAACCAAATCAAGAAGAAACACAAGATGCCGTTCAAGAGCAAAGCACAGATGAGGTTTCTGTACGCGACGAATCCGAAATTAGCGGAGAAGTACAAGAACAAAACAACGAAGAATCAGTTGAAAGCCCTTCCGGAGAAAGTAGCACCGCTAACAATGAAAATGAGGTGCTCGAGCTCGTACAGGATGAAGAAACGGTAGAGGAAACAAAAACATTATCTGACAAGATAAAAGATATTCCTAATAAGCTTAAAGACGAATCAGAAAGCGTAAATAATAATCAAGAGACCAGCGATTTACCAGAAAATATTACCAAATTGGTAGATTTTATGAAAGAGACTGGTGGAACTCTTGAAGACTATGTAAATCTTAATAAAGATTATAGCAACATGGACGATATAGAGCTATTAAAAGAGCATTATCGTCAAACAAAACCTCATTTAGCTGAAGATGAAATAGATTTTCTAATTGAAGATTCTTTTTCATACGATGAAGAAATTGATGAGGAAAGAGATATAAAAAGAAAAAAATTAGCATTAAAAGAAAGTATTGCTGAAGCTAAATCAAATTTAACTAGCCTAAAGGATAAATACTATGCTGATCTTAAGTTAAGTTCAAGCATGCCTCCTGAAGCTGTAGAAGCGATTGAGTTTTACAATAATTATAAAGAAGAGCAAGATTCTTCACAACAATTAGCTCAACAACAAAGATCTGTATTTGAACAAAAAACAAATGAATTGTTTGCTGACTCATTCAAAGGTTTTGAATATAAAGTTGGTGATAAAAAATATAGATTTAATGTAAAAGACGTTAATAATGTAAAAAATACCCAGTCTGATATTAATTCATTAGTTAGCAAGTTTGTTAATGAAAATAATGAAATGGCAGATGCACAGGGCTATCATAAAGCATTATTCACGGCTATGAATGCTGATTCTATTGCAAATCATTTTTATGAGCAAGGCAAAGCCGACGCAATTAAAGAAACTATGTCTAAATCAAAAAATATAGATATGGCTCCTCGCGGTACTCATGAAGCGGTTACAACAGATTCAGGATTTAAAATACGAGCAATTAGTGGAGATGATAGTTCTAAGTTAAGAATAAAAATGAGACAATAATTTAAAAAAATAATTAAAAATGGGATTATATGCAAATGGGGGGTCGTTTCCTGCGGGATTAACGCCTTCCCCAACTAAAACACTTTTTGCTGGTAACTATCTTACTTTTGATAGCGCTAGCGGTGGCGGAACTTTCGCCCAACAATTTTTGCCTGACGTATACGAAAAGGAAGTTGAAAGATACGGTAATAGATCCGTATCATCTTTTCTTCGTATGGTAGGTGCTGAAATTCCTTCTGCTTCTGATCAAGTTATTTGGTCTGAGCAAGGAAGACTACATATTGCTTATGACGCATCTTCTGCTAATACAGCAACTAATGTAATTACCGAAGCTGGACACGCTGTAAGAGCTGGACAAACTGTAGCAATTGCTGAAGGTCTTGTAACCGTTAAAGCTGTAGTTATTTCCGTAACTACTGACACTTTCACTGTTGCTCCTTATGCTGCTCAGGATCTTGACAACGCTGGTCTTTCTACTGGTACTGATGTAACTGTAAAAGTATTTGTTTACGGTTCTGAATTTGCTAAAGGTTCTGCTGGTATGACTGGTTCAGTTGATGCTGGTTTCCAACAATTCAGCAATTCACCTATTATCATTAAAGATAAATATTCTATTTCTGGTTCTGATGCTGCTCAAATCGGGTGGGTTGAAGTTACCACTGAAAACGGTGCTTCTGGATACCTATGGTATTTAAAATCAGAGCATGAAACAAGACTTCGTTTTGAAGATTATCTTGAAATGTCAATGGTTGAAGGCGAACTAGCTGTTACTTCTGGTAGTGGATCTGAAGCTAATGACCAAGGATATAAAGGTACTGAAGGACTTTTTGCTGCTGTTGAAAGCCGTGGAAATATCTATCAAAACTTTAATTCTGGGGAAGCTACTCTATCTAATGCTGGTGCCGACAGAACTGCCCTACAAGATTTTGATGAAATTCTAAAAAATCTTGACAAGCAAGGTGCTATTGAAGAAAACATGCTTTTCTTGAATCGTGCTACTGCACTAGCTTTTGATGATATGCTAGGCGCTGTTAATGCTCACTATAGTGGTGGTACTTCTTACGGAGTATTCAACAATAGCGAGGATATGGCTCTTAATCTTGGATTCAGCGGATTTAGAAGAGGTTCTTATGACTTCTACAAAACTGACTGGAAATATTTGAATGATGCTGCTACCCGTGGACTTACTGAAGATATTGATGGTGTACTTGTGCCTGCTGGTACTTCAACCGTATACGATCAGCAACTAGGTAAAAACATCAAGCGTCCTTTCTTGCACGTACGTTACAGAGCTTCTGAAGCTGATGATAGAAAAATGAAATCTTGGATCACTGGATCTGTAGGTGGAGTTTACACTTCTGATGTTGACGAAATGAATGTACACTTCTTGTCTGAAAGATGTTTGTGTGTTCAAGGTGCTAACAACTTCGTATTATTCAAGTCTGTTACTCAGTCTGCATAATTTTTAATGTAAGGATGGGGCGTCTTTAAGGCGCCTCTATCTTTACTTTTTTACATTTTTATTATATTATATTATGGCAACAAAAGCAAAAACCCAAAGGGTTGATGAATCAACTTGGGAAATAAAAGATAGAACTTATATTCTAAAAGGCAATAAATCGCCTATTACTTATACACTAGCATCTAAACATCATAATAGAAATCCATTAATGTGGTTTGATGAAGAAAAAGGTTATTCACGAGAATTAAGATATGCTAGTAATCAAAAATCTCCATTTAGAGATGAGCAAGAAGGATTTTCAACATTAAAACATATTGTTTTTAGAAACGGTTCATTATTTGTACCAAAATCCGATCAAGCTCTTCAAAAACTATTATCAATATATCATCCACAAAAAAACATGACTTATTATGAGTTGGATAATGTTTTAGAAGCAAAAGATGAGCTAGCTGATATTGAAATAGAAATTGAAGCTCTAAACTTAGCAAGAAATCTAGAAATTGAGCATGCTGAAGCTGTTTTAAGAGTTGAACAAGGTTCAGCTGTGTCTAAAATGACTAGTTCAGAAATAAAAAGAGACTTGTTATTATTTGCTAGAAGAAGCCCAGAAACATTTATTTCGCTTGTAGAAGACGATAATGTACAATTAAGAAATTTTGGTATTAAAGCCGTTGAAGCTGGTATTATTCAACTTTCTGGTGACCAAAGATCTTTTCATTGGGCAACTAATAACAAAAAATTAATGTCAATTCCTTTTGATGAAAATCCATATTCAGCATTTGCTGCATATTTAAAAACTGACGAAGGTGTTGAGGTTTATAAATCAATAGAGAAAAAATTAAAATAAACCACTAATAGTGATAGGGTCACTTTGGTGGCCCTTTCATTATAAATATAAGATATGATTAGTGTCGATACTGTTTATCAACGAGTACTTGCTATATTGAATAAAGAGCAAAGAGGTTATATAACTCCACAAGAGTTTAATCTAAAAGCAAATCAAGCTCAATTAGCAATATTTGAGCAATATTTTTATGATTTGCAGCAGTTCAAAAGAACAAGAGCAAACAATACAGAGTATTCAAATATAGAAAAGCTTATTGACGAAAAAATAAGTAAATTTAAGAAAAAAGACACTTTAACTTATTCAACTGGTTATTTTACTTTTCCTAATGACCTACATAAAATTGGTACGGTTATATATAATAATATTGAAGTAGAAAGAGTTGATGCACGAGAAGCTTTGTTTTATGAATTATCTCCACTTGCTTCAGCAACAGCAACACGGCCTACATATGTACAAAACATAGAAAGTACAAGTGAGGGGTGGGGAATTAAAGTATATCCTTCTACAATAACTTCAGGAGTAACTTCAACATATATTAGAAAACCAGCCGCAGTAGATTGGGCATATACAGAAGTTGATGGTATACCATTATATAATGCAAATAACTCAACTAATTTTGAATTGCATGATTCTGAAGAAACAATGCTGGTAATAAAAATATTAGCATACTCTGGAATAATAGTTAGGGAATTAGAAGTTACTCAACTAGCTGATGCTCAAGAAACTAAAACCATAACACAAGAAAAATCTTAATAAATGGCTTTATTAACACAAACTCCAGAACAATATTATAATGGTAGCTCTTTTGGGAGTTATCAATATATTTCGTTAACTGATATAATAAACAATTTTATTATTTCTTATATTGGTGATGATAAAATGATTAATACTGCCAAAAGAACAGAAGTAGCTTTTCACGCACAACGCGCTCTTCAAGAATTAAGCTATGATACTCTGCGTTCTATAAAATCTATAGAATTAGATGTTCCACCTTCTTTATCTGTAAATTTACCACAAGATTTTGTAAACCATGTTAAACTTGCTTATGTTGATGATGCGGGGCTAGAGCAATTAATATTGCCAAATATGCTTTCTAGCACACCCGAAGCTCCATTGCAAGATGAAGACTATAATTTCTTATTTGATGGCGATGGTGAGTTCCTATTAGCCTCTAAATCCGATGCAGAAACTAAATGGCAAGCTGCAACCGCCCCCGCAAATTCTGATTCAAATATAGATTTTATTGAAGAAGGTTATGGTTATAATGTTGATTACGGAAAACGTTATGGTATAGACCCGCAAACTGCTACAAAAAACGGTGCATATCATATTGATTATTTAAATGGTAGAATTTCTTTTAGTAGTAATCTTAGTCAAAAAACAATTATATTAAAATACATTTCTGATGGTCTTGCGGTTGAAGATGATATGAAAGTGCATAAGTTTGCTGAAGACGCTGTTTACAAATATATTGCTTATGCAATTGGGTCTAATAAACAGGATATGCCTGAATATAGGGTGCAAAGATTAAGAAAAGAAAGTATAGCTGCCAGAAGAAAAGCAAAAATTAGATTGAGTAATATAAAATCTAAAGAGCTAGAACAAATTATGCGGGGTAAAGCTCAACAAATAAAAAACTAGTATAGATGCCAGAAATAAAGCACTTATTTACGGCCGGGAAAATGAATAAAGACCTGGACGAAAGGGTTATACCTAATGACGAATATAGAGACGCTTTAAATGTTCAAGTACACACATCTGATGGCAGTGATGCTGGAGCATTACAAAATATATCTGGCAATGAACAAATTTCTTCATTAGTTGGTATAAATATATCTACTGTAGGATCACTAAGAGATACTGAAAATAATTCAATATATTGGTTTGTAATATCTGATGGCAAAAGTATTATTGCTGAATATAATGAAGATACTGATTTGATAAGCCCAGTATTAGTTGATACAAATAATATACTAAATTTTAGTACAGATTATTTAATAACAGGAGCTAATATTATTGATGGCTTATTGTTTTTTACAGATAATCAAACAGAGCCTAAAAAAGTAAATATTGCTAAATTTAAAGAAGGTTCAACTAATTTTACATCACATACGCAAGTATACGGCAGAAACTTTATTGAATCTGATATAACTGTAATTAAGCCAAAACCTAATAATGCGCCTAAATTAACATTATCTGACACTGTTGGAGGAGATGCGGTAGAATCTTCGGCGGTTTTTAATTTTTCTAAAACTGTTGATGGCGTAGTAGGCCCTGTAGAAATTGGTGATTCTTATACAATAAATATTTTAAATACCGATAGAGATTGGAACATTGGGGATGTTTTAGTATTTACAGAAGAAGAAAATAATCCGACTGAAGAATCAACAGATGGTTTATTGATAATTAAAGGTATTATTACAGCATATAGCGGATCTACTGTTACAATAGAAATTATAACCACTTCGGATGATTATGATGTTGACAACAGTCAATATAGTATAGTAAAAGAACAGCCTGATCCTTTATTTGAATTAAAGTTTCCAAGGTTTGGTTATAGATGGAAATATGAAGATGGAGAATATTCCGTTTTTTCACCTTTTTCAGAAGTAGCATTTATTCCTGGTGAACTAGAATTCAATGCTAAAAATGGTTATAATGAGGGTATGGCAAATACTGTTCGCAAAGTTGATTTGCATAGTTTTGATACTCCGCCTGATAATGTTGAAGAAGTCGAAATATTATATAAAGAATCAAATAATAATAATGTATATACTGTAGAAGCCGTTAAAAAAGACGAATTATCTACATACAATATTTCTTCTGAATTAATATATAAAATTGTTGAAAATAAACAATTGCTAAGAGCATGGGATAATGTACCTAAAAAAGCTAAAGCACAAGAAATTAGTGCAAATAGGCTTATGTATGGCAACTATGTTCAAGGCTATACTGTGGATAAAGAGCCTACAATTATTCCAAAAATATTATCAAGGGATGGTAATGGTGCCTCAATAAAATCTGATAGAACATATCAAGTTGGTGTTGTTTTCGAGGATGGCTATGGAAGACAATCGCCTGTTTTAGCAAATCAATCAGGGGTAATAAAAATAGATAGAACTGCTTCTGATAAAATAAATTTACTGTCTATTTCAGGCTCTGGAACAGTTCCAAGTTGGGCAAGCAAATTTAAATACTATATTAAAGAACCATCTGCACCATATTATAATGTTGTAGTAGATAAATATTATTTAAATAAAGATGAGCCTAGCTCAGTATGGATTTCTGTGCCGTCTGCTGAAAGAAATAAAGTAGATGAAAATACATATTTAATATTAAAAAAAGAGCATGGCTCTGAAATTGCTGTTGAAGATAAAACTGCAAAATATAAAATATTAGATATTGATAATGAAGCTCCAAACTTTTTAACTGATAAATTTACAAGTAAAGGACAATTAAAAGTTACTGCGGTTGCTACTGCCCCAGCTACAAATGCAAGTAATATTGAAGTTACAATAGCTCAAAATGATGCTGCGGTAGAAACTCTATCCTCAGGGCAATCTATAAGACTTGTAAAAGAAGGTAATAAAAGTGAATTATATACAATAAGTGATGTAACTTTTTCAGGCTCTAACAATACTACCGTATCATTAGTTGTTAATGAGGTATTTACCGATAATGATGTTGATTTATTTAGTAGCGTTACATCTATGAATATAGTATTTGGTGAAATACTTACAAAAGTTTCACCTGAATTTAAAAATAGATTTTTTATAAAATTAAAAATTGACCCTGTCCTTAAGCAACATTTATTAGCAAGAAGAGGGGAAGATGTTTCAGATTATAAAATTGTAGGAAAAAAGACTATAAAAGGTAATATTTATACAAATATAAATCCTGACTGTAGTGGGACAAGGACAGACGCTAATACTGGGTATTATTGGGAATCAAGAAGTAATGGCTCTAATATAATCAAAATACGTAGAACTGGTAAATTTAACGGGCTGAAGTGGTCATATGACGTAAATTCTAGATTTGATGATTTTTCTAGTAAACTTGATGTTGTTGGGGGGTATTTAAAATTTTCTGATGACTCTGACAATGAAATTTATGAAATAGTTTCTAGTAAAAGAACTATGGGTAATAATGGACTTGGGAAGACTCTTTTCAATAAATACCACCCTAAAAAAGTAAGTTGTAATAGATGGGTTCAATGGGAAATAGAGCTTAATAAGAATATTAATTTTACACCAAATAATACAAGCACCACTGGAGAAGTATTTATAATGGACGAAAGAGTTGATGAAAATGAAAACTTATTAACTTTAGATTCGCCCGCTATATTTGAAACTGAGCCTGAAGAAGTTGTAGAATTAGATTTATACTATGAAACTGAAGATTCATATAATATAGCAGATTGGACTTCTCCAAAACAATTAAGATGGTCAAATTGCTTTGCATTTGGTAATGGGGTTGAATCGGACAGAATTAGAGATGATTTCAATGGTACTTTGATGGGTAAAGGCGTTAGGGTATCATCCGTAATTGCTGAGCAAATTAAAGAAGAACACAAGAAAAACACGATTATATTTTCTGGTATATATAATAGTATAAGCGGTATAAATCAAACAAATCAATTTAATCAAGCAGAAGCTATTACAAAAGATTTAAATCCAGAATATGGATCAATACAAAAGCTGCATGCTAGGAATAATGATTTAATTGCTTTATGCGAAGATAAAGTATTACAAATTTTAGCAAATAAAGATGCTTTATATAATGCAGATGGTAATGCTTCTTTAATTTCTTCAAGTAATGTTTTAGGCCAAGCTGTTCCAAAAGCTGGTAATTTTGGTATATCTAAAAATCCAGAATCATTTGCAGAATATGGCAATAGATTCTATTTTACAGATAAAGCGCGTAATAGTGTATTAAGATGGGGAGGTGATGGTTTAACAGTCATATCTAATTATGGCATGGCCGATTATTTCAGTGATGCATTATCATCTAGCAAAACAGCATTCATAGGTAGCTTTGATGAAGATTTAGGTACTTATAATATTAAAATAGGTGGTGATACTGTAGGTTTTGATGAAATGGTAAAAGGCTGGGTATCAAGATATAGTTTTTTACCAGAAAGTGGTATTAGCCTTAACGCTAAATATTATACATTTAAAAATGGTAATATGTGGCGCCATAATGTAGAGTCGCGTGGTAAAAATAATTTTTATGGTGTTACATTCCCAACAAAAGTAACTTTTGTATTTAACGAAGACGCTTCAGCGGTTAAAAAATTTAAAACTTTAGCATACGAAGGTGATTCTGGTTGGGTGGCAAATTATATAAACACTAATCTTCAAAAAGGAGATGTAGCTGAATTTATTGATAAAGAAGGTAAGTGGTTTAATTATATAAACGGTGAAAAAATATATTTAGATGTCCCTGGCTTTACAGACAACTGGGAAAGTAAAAACTTTTCTAGCCAAGGAATAGGTAATCTAGAAACAATAACTGATGAGGCTGGCGTTACCGAAGGTTATATGGATGCTTACCTCGTATATACAACAGTAGAATGGCGTGGTAATACTTATGAATGTGTACAAGAATAATTAAAATTTAAATATGGCAAATACAGGTTATAAAAACTGGTTAACACTAAAAAAGTATATAAATGGTGTTGCTACTGACGAAACAAAAGCAAATAGTGTTTCTGATCCGGATTATATAGCACCGGTATTGGATCTTACTACTTGTCCTACACCATCAAACACTTGTCCGCAAATAGATAGCGCTATAAGTGATATAAATGTAATAGTAGGGGCTAGTAATACCACAATAGATCTAACAACTGTATTTTCAGATTCAGATGGGGATACATTGTCTTATATAGCTACTTCTTCTAATTCGGCTGGCGTAAGTGCAACTATCAGTGGTACTAATTTGATTATTTCATATTTAAGCGCAACTTCTGCTTCTTCAAATATAAGTGTTACGGCTTCCGATGGAACTTGTTCTGCTGTTGATTCTTTTACAGTAACTATAAGTGCTACTACCACAACTACGACTACAACCACATCAGCCCCAACATTTTATGGGCCATTCTATTTTGGTAGAACTACCAGCGGCGAAGGGGCTTGTATTTTATACCCTGATATAGATGCTTATTGGATAGATGATCCGGATTTTGAAAATGCAACTGAACTTTACGTTAATTCTTCAGGAAGTGTATTAGCTGGTGCAGAT